TATCACGTAGCCGCTCGATCCACACTTGAATAGGTCTACCGCGTGATAACTTGTTCGGTATAGACGCGTAGGTACTTACACTGACACGACTTATAGTGAGGTCAGATTGTGTAGATTGGTTACCTGCACCGGTACGTATGACTTGTTCGAGCAAATCAATTGTATCGGCGGGCAAATCGTACTCAGACGTACCAGTCGTTAGACTGATCGTGCCTTCATCGATAGTCCACAGGTTAATTCCGCGATTCTGCCACTCAATGGTCATCAGGTTCATGGACCGACGTGCGGTTCGCAAATCGTATCCAGAGCGCATTTCACGTCCCGCACGTTCCCACGCTTCTTCAGCGATCTCCGTGAAGTCCATGTTAAATGCGGTAGTACCTGAAGTTGTCATTACTTTTTACTCGCAGATTTCTTCTTGGCTGGAGCTTTTTTCTTAGCTACAGGCTTCTTCGCGGCGGGTGGTGTTCCCCCCATAGACTTAAGTCTATCCTCTGCTTGCGCTTTAGTCATCAAGTCGTAGACAGCAACGTTGTAAGTACCGTCTGCGTTCTTAGTACCGATCTGGTAGACCGGCTCACCGGTAGAAAACCGCCCGTTTTGAAATACTTCCATCACTTTTCCCTCTTATACATACAGCGTTTTCTTACGTCTATCGCCCATAACAGCCCCACAACCACGAGCTATTGAGCGTTTACGACGCGCGAGACCACCACTGCTGAATTTTACTTCAGCTTCTTTGGTGTTTTTTACCACTGTCTTACCCTTCTTCCCTTCACGTTTCTTCTTTTTGGCTGTAGAAGACCGCTCAGATTTTGATAGGCTTTGAGCTTTACTCTTCGGCAAACACCGATCAGGGTTCTTTTTGTCTTTAGAAGTGCCGCACGCGCCTTTGATTTCGCCATCGGTACCGATGCGAACCCACTCTTGATCCCGCCACTTCTTCAACTCACCCATTACTTCTTCGCCTTTTTACTACCTTTAGCATAGTTAGGGTCTTTGCAATACTTAGACGCCGCCATGTTTGCGTAAGCAGACGGGTACGTATCAAAGGTGCGCTTTGCCCACGCTTTACCCTTGGCACATATTTTCCCGCCTGACTTATAATAACGTCGCATGTTATCGCATCTTACAAGGACGTGTGCCTTTACGCGCAATACCTGCACCGCGAACCTTACCGCCCTTAGCGTAACCTTTTTTAACCATGTTACCGCCTTTCATCTTCTTAGCCGGTGTCTTGGTTTTTACGTTTTTATCAAGCACGCCGCGTCCAATCAGGACATCTTCCTGAGTAACTTCGCCGTCGCCGCTTAAGTCCGGCATTTTGCCACCTGCTTTATATCCTTTCTTTTTCATCGCCATCTCCCTCCGCGTAGAGATTGTCAAAAACTTGATTTACATCCAACGTGTAGTCTAAGTCAGACTTACTGTAGTGGATATGTTGTGAGGGTAAGAAATCAGGAGCACCTTCTCCCATCTCAAACCACGCAGGATGCGATACTCGCACCCTATTATTAGGTAGCGCTACAATGTTTCCTGTCCACTTCCCTGCGTCTAACAACTCAAGCACGTGCGCTTGCTTATGTTGCGCTGGGTCATCAGCGATCTCAGAATCAGTGTAATCTACTGTGAAATAATACTTAGCTGGGTAGAACTTACCATCGATCTTCGCCATCCACGGACAGGGGGTGCATCTATCTAGTACGTACACACTATGCGTACGTGCCGCGCAATCCCACGGCTGTGCCGCCCAGACGGGCATCGGCTCAGGCCATTCTTCAAAAGGTGTGTCTCCTACGAGCGCCGTAATGGGCATACGTGCCCACATAGCACCGCCATGAACGTTTGGTTCATCGGTGTCGTCTGTCTCACAGCCAGTAAAAATAACCTGAAACGATAGACATCGATTAGGTATGGTAGTCACGGCGATGACCATAGCGTGCAAAAACTCACCATGATACGCCGTGTGGTTGTGCGTATACTCTCTACGAACCCAACATTTAAAGTGGGGTATGTTCGACTGTAAGAACGCCATACATCACCATTTGGATTTATCGGCCCAATACGCCGCAGACATTTTGCCTTTAGCAATATTCTTTCCGTGACGCGCTTTAAACGACTTACGTTTAGCTTTCATACGTGCAGACTCGCCCTTTTTAGGCTTACCTGCTGTACTAGCGCCTTGCTCGCCATACCGGATAATTTTTTCCTTACCCCCCTCACACGCTTTAACAACATGCGATTTTTTAGGGTGTGAAGGAGTGCGGCGTGGCTTATTACAAGACATGCTGGCTTTATCAACTTTGCCACCCGCTTTGTAATAACGCCGCATCATAGATCTACCCGTAAAACACTGTCATAGCAGTAATGTTAGTGAATGCACTTACATACACGTCTGACTGGCACCGAATACCGTCGTCAGGAATGTTGACGGAGTGAGAGTCAGAAGCAACAAAGTCTAGGTCTAATACAGTGCTTCCACCGTCACCATCGGTGATAGTAAGGCGAGGGCTTCCTGTGGTGCTTAGAACCTGCACTTGGCGAATACGCGCGGGGCCAACACCTAAAGATCCTGTGCCCGTGACGCGTTTAGACTGAACATCTGATCTAGGCATTGTTCACTCCTTATCCAGCGGATACAGTCAGAACACCTGAGTTGCTATACAGTTGACCTGCAACAGATGGATCGGACGTTGGAAGGTCTTTGATGATAACGACGCTATTAGTACCGTTGTGAGCAATCGAGATGTTCTCGGTTACTGTACCAGTACCAGTCGCTTTAGTGATGTCCTTAAACCCATTCTCCGAACGGACTGGACCTTGGAATGTAGTATTCGCCATGTGAATCTCCTGTCTTGGCTAATGTCAGCTACGGAATGTAACTGTCAGGGATTGATTTTTTATAGCACAGAAAAAGAAAGGGGGCAATAAATGCCCCCCTCTTAGTCATTAAGCTCCCGGAGAACCGAAGATGCCTAATGGGTCTGACACGCCGAACGAGTAACGCTCACGAGCCTTATAGCGACTGTTGCCAGTATCAAAGTCAGCATCCATAGATGTAGACATTGGTGTACGGACAAAGTGCTTAAGACCGTTAGGAACGTCAGTCATCAAGAACCAAGCGTCAGTATCAGTCAGGTAATGGTTAACAGTGTAACCCTCTGGGATAGAACCATTATTGCGAATCGCATTAAGGTCGTTATCCGCAGTACCCACGCGACCTTCTGTTTCGAGCAAACGAGTTGCAACGAACTGAAGAGCGGGTGGAATTACCAGCTTCTTGGGCTTGGCGGCGATGAGAAGACCGCGCTCGTCTGTCCAACCAGCAATCTGAATAACGGCGGCTTCCAAAGAAGTCTCGTTAAGATCAGCCGCAACAGTTGGCTCATTCGAGTTGCTACCACCGCTAACCAGTGGGTGATCGGTAGTGCAAAGTGCCTTACCGTCGCCGTAGGTCACACCAGTGTCAAACGCACTATTCAGAATAGTAGCGGCCTTGACCTGCTTGGTGTACGCCATAGCACGTGCGAGAGCCTTCGTATAACGAGCAGACAAAGAGTCATACAAGTTATCTTCAATAGCTTCCTCTGTAATAGAGAAACCCATTGCGATGGTCTCGTGTGTATAACGAGCAGTCCACGCTTCTTGAGCATTATCATACTCAATTGCGGCACCTTCATTTTTAACAGGTGCGGCTGAGAAGCCTGAGAGCTTGGTCTCTTCCTCAAACGAGCGATCTGAGGTTTCTGATTCAAAGATTTCGGCGTGCTCTTCGCCGTATTTTGCGTACTCCATACCAAACAAAGCGTTCAGTCCGGGAAGGAGTTCCTTTAGTAGCTGGGCGCGTGAAATAGCCATTGCTCAAATCTCCTTATACGCCAGTCGTGTTGTCGTACTGGTGACCTGCGTTCCACTTAACGTAAGCCTCAGTAAAACCACCCGAGCTGTTTTTAGTTTCCTCAACCAACCCGACAATACGGAAAGGAAGAGTGTTAGTTGTAGCACTAGTGTCAGAAATCGCACCACGAGAGTTGCCCGAAGTCGAATCACCAGTGTTATCCACGCCTGCAACGTTAGCACCGAGGTCAGTCTGTGCAAGGTCACCAATTGTTGTACCCGAAGATACGACAGCGGCCTTGAACAAAACATCAGTTGCATCGACAACATATGCTTCGATGTCAGATGCGACAGTGCTGGCTGGATATGACTGACGGAACACCTTATAACCGAGGTTAGGATCGGTGTACGTACAGCCAAGGAAGACACCTACAGGTGTCATGGCGGCGTCAAACGTGTCACGTTCGACAGTGCCTCCGGTAACGAGCTTCACAGCATCCCCATAAAAAATAGCTGTTGCATAGCCACTTGCAATATTGAAGTGACGAGTAACACCTACGAAAGGAGAGCCGCTCAACAGTTTTACCGGAACAAGTCCATAAGGACCACTTACAGTAGGATAAGCCATTTTAAGCTCCTATATTAAGTTCCGTTACCAAAAGTGACCTTCGTCTTTCTCTCATGAAAGAGAGGCATACGAGGATCGTTCTCTCGCATGAGGTTGTTGTCTACAGATTCCATCTGCGAACGTGTCTGCTGTTTGTAGTAGTCAGTACGTTCTTCAATGAGTTCAACTGGAGCCTTACACAGCAACAAACCACCAATTACCACGTTGTCTTTAAATCGATCGTTCTCGATTGTAACCAACGTAATTTCTGGGTGATCTGAAGCCTTTACTGGCTCCCAACCTTCACGCAGTTTGGAAGAAACATTCGTGGCGTCAGTCGTACCTTGCGAACTAACTCTGATCCATCGAAATTCGTAACCCGGCTCGGGATTGGGTGAGGGTAATACCTCGGGGCGCATCCAAGTCTTTTTACGGGTCGTTTTTTCACGAGACTTAAGCTCTCGGTCTATACGATTCTCAGCCATTATTGTTTCCTCATATCTAATGCAACCTGTTTGGCGTACTGTTCTGGTGTAAGACCTAAGCGCTTTGCCAACGTTAACTGTGTTTGCGTGAGCCTAATTTTCTTAGGCGCTGTGCTCCGCGTAGCGGGGGCAACCACATTGTTTGACCTAGTTCTCTGTCTTACTTCCGGTTCATCCTCGAAGTTATCGGGGAATACCTCTCGCATACGGGAGTTAATTCTCTCGTAGTAATCGTCAGTTTGAGGGTCAACGCCCTCTTTGACAAGCCTATTATGCAACCCGAGGGCGAAACTTGTCATTTCTTCATCTTCATTAAACCACGGATTATCTTTTTGCCAAGTCCGTGTCTTCTCATCAATTTGAATAGGTTGTTGAGCGTATCCCTGCTCAGGACTATCTACAGGTAACGTATACTCAGTTTCAGGTAGTTGAAACTCTTCCAACTTATTAGACTTTAACTTTGCTGTTGTTAACCTATCTTGTGCCGCTAAAACCTTGTCGGAGTCACCTGCATCATACGCGCGTTTGTAAGCACGCTTTGCGGCATTGATCTCGGCTTCGGCAGACTTCTTCGCATTCTCAAGCAGGGCGGTCTGACTCTTGTGCTCGCTATCCTTGAGCTTCTTGTTCTCTTCAACAAGACGATGAGAGAGGCGTTCTAGCTCTTCACGCTCTCTAAGCGCCTTTTCTTTTTCACGACGCTCGTCGTGATACCCCTTGCTAAAATGCTGAATACGCCGCCGAACCTTCTCGGAGTAATCCGCAAGTTCATCTTCGGTAACGTCTTCTGGGGGGTCTGAAGGTTTACGGTTGCGGTCTGCTTTCGGTGTGTCATCAACCACCTCAACCTCAAAGTCGTCATCAGAAGAATCCACTTTGCTTGGAATCGGTGCTTCAGATTTCTTACCTCGAACATCAATGGTCTCCGCACTTGAACCTTCTACCTCAATACTTAAGTTTTTTTCTCCCTCACCATCTTCATGAGGGAACCCAAATTCAACTTTCTGAAAAGGCATAATCTATCTCCTATACTGCCATGATCCCACGGGGATCAGGTATTACAGCTTCAATAGAGTCATCGTTCATTAAACGAAACTCTTTGCCATTGACTGTGAACCGTGTGCCGGTGTTCATACGAAACATTACGTAGTCACCTTCCTTGCACCACGGACCTTCAGGGAACCGTTCTTTATCCCCATAAGCACCCTCACCCATGTCTACGACAATACCCATAATTGATAGGATGTACTCCTTCTGTTTGGAGTTGGTGGTCTTGAGAAGGCCACCGTCGTAGAACTCTTCTACTTCAGGTAGCGCGATAAGTAAGCGGTATCCGGCAGGTTTTGGGAGCTGTCGTTCCCAGTCAGCATCGGAGATTTCTTTTTTTGGAGCATCAGGCAGTTTTAGTGGCTGAGTGTTAGTCATCATCGTCATCCATAAAGTTACGCGAGAGGTCTTCTATGATTAATTTTGCGGACTCCAGACCCCGAATAAGTCCAACAACTTCTCTGTAGTTGGCGTAGTCTTTGGGACTACCTGCCGCTACGAAAGTATGTGCTGACGAGAGTTGCTCGTCGATTTTATCTGTAAGCACGTCAAAGACGGTTTTAGGCATTGGTTACCTCATTTTGGTTGTTCTGATAGTTTCGCTAGCTCGAGATCAAGACGAGTGCTCTCTTGTTGAGCGTCCATCT